CCGCATCATACCACGAGGAGGCGTGATGTCCTCTTCATAGGATGGGATCTCAACTGGCGCACGGCGGCGCACAGCAGGCTCCTCACCACCCGGCAGGGTGCGGGGACGGAAGTTACGCATCCCTGGAGGGGGCGTCATGTCTTCTTCATAACTTGGGGCAGAACGAGTGCGGCCCCCATCGGCATATTTCTTTTTCATACCATGCGACCTTTCGTTTTACCGCGAGAAGCGCAACCATCACCACGCCTGGAAGCAGAAGGAGCCTTTACGGCGCCACCTTTAGCCATCTTTTTGACTTTACCGCCCTTCTTAAACCCAAGCGACTTGCCAAGCTGGCGAAGGTCTTCACGGAAATTTCCCGTACTAGGCGCACCTTCCCCGGTTTCGTAAGTGCGGCGCAGGCCAAGGCGCTCCAAGAAAGAACGTTCGGCGGGAGGTTGAATATCGCCACCCTCAAGAATGCCCCGAACAGATGCAATCCGATCAAGCTCACGCTGATTGAGTGCATCCGCTGGAGATGGAGTTGCGGTCATGCGAGTATTAGGACGATTACGCTGCCGATCTCGGTTGGCTTGATTGCGCTCCATTGCCTGCCGGATTTCATTAACAGAACCAGGGGCGGGGATGTTGCCTGGGACATCTGCGTTCTGCATATCCTCATTTTGCATAATGCCTGCACGCGCTCGGCGGATGTCGGCCTGAGATACCGGGGGAATGTTTCCCGGCATATCAGCCTCTTGCATATTATTGTATTGCATAAGGCTTTCACGCGCGCCACGAACAGATGCCGCGCTTGGGCCAGATGGAATGTTTCCCGGAACATCCGCCATTTGCATATCAGACATGGCAGCGCCACGCTGAACAGCAGGAGGAACGCGACTTCCACCGCGAGCCGCAGCAGCCCTTCGAGCGCGAAGTTCTTCTACTGGAATGTTAAGGCGATAGGCTTCTTGCAGATCTGCCCTTTCATTCGTTGGCAACGTACCTTCATCGCGCATCCGGCGATATTCGCGGACATCTAGCCCACGACGATATGCCTCACGAACATCATCTGCCATTAGATGAACTTCCCTTTGGTCTTTCCTTTGGTCTCAACGCCGCCACCGCGAGCCATCTTGACCTTGCCGCCCTTCTTCATGCCCTTTTCTTCCATCTTCTCGGCACGGGCGATTTCTTTGCGGATGAGCTTCTTGTCCATAGCTTCATCAGCGTGGGCCATACCGCCCTTCTTCATGCCGCCCGGACGCATGGCGCGAGAGCCAAACTTGGGCATAGCCATGCCACCCATATCAGGCGCCATCTTTGGCATCTTGGGCTTCTTCATACCGTTCATGATTGATCTCCTGTCATTTCAAAGGCTTTGGATTCACATTCATCAGTGCGACGAAGCCAACCACGCCCAAATGTCTCAAAGGCTTTCAGTCCTTTATAGAACATTCTGCGTTGTTCAGAGAAGCGAATTATCATCTGCTTCACTGGTACTTGCGTAACCAAAGCCATGGTTTTTGGGCCAATAGCTCCGTCTTCTACTGCCCCAACGCAACGCTGAAGGATCTTGGCCGCGCGACCCACGCCACCATTCACGGCAAGGTCAAACACCACCAGATCAAGCCCGGCACCCAGGTCATCACACCGAGCCTTGTCCCAATACCGAGTCTTGTAGAGGTCCATAAGATGCTTGTCTGGAATGTTCCGCAGTTCATCCTTGCTGACATCCCGGCCAAGGTATTCCTTGTACACTGCCAGGGTTACGCCTTTCATAGTGGCGCCGCCCGGATCTCGCGGATCGTCAGACCACAATCCCTCGTGGTGTAGGACAAACTCAAGACATGGCTCAAAGTTGCTTTTCATTTCCGCACCATCCGGTTCATAGCCTCGGTCTTTTCTTTAGACCCAGCGGAAGAACCAAAGTAGTAGGCAACAACCCCGCCCCACGCCGTTCCCAAAGCCCCAAGCATAACCAGAAGCGCCTCTGAGCTTCCGGTGTTTGGTAAGCCAAAGCGAAGCATCCAGAACAGAACCCCAAAGTACCCAACGGTAATGAGACCAGCCAAAACTCTAGGCGTCCAATCCCTCAGAGAGACTTCCCGGTTCCGCGCGCTGTCACGGTCAGCATTTGAGATACGCTCAAGATCAATGTCCAACTCGCGCATCTTCACGGCAAACTCTTGTTCAGCCTTTTTTAGAGCCAACAACTGCTCTGGGGTGGCAGAAGCAACAGCATTCTCAAGCTCCTGCTCAGTACCATCCGGCTTGCCAAGCAAAGCTTCCGAAATGGCACGAGTAGCCATACCCGCAAGAGGACCACCAACAGCACTCGCAATGGATGGAGCAACAGTACGGACAAGATTTAGAATTGCTTCCACACTATCTCTCCAGCATAAAGGTCAGGTTCTCGTGCCGGGGATACGTTACCGTGCGTTCACCTTCAGGACACTTGTATTTAATGGTGGCAAGCAAAGTTGCCTTCCCGGCAGCAATGGTTTCTTTGTCTGAGATGTTCAGTAGATATGTGAAGGTGTCGATCTCAGGGCCTGCGGGACCGGTGAACCGGGTCATGCTTGGCGTTGCTTGATGGATCACGCCAGCGCCATCGCGGATGGTGACCTCAAAGTTTTCAACAGAACAGTCATCCCGCTTCTTAATCCGAGCTACTGTTACGGTAACAGGATCACCAATCTTGGCTGGCTCAATTTTAAAATGCTCAGGAGACCAAATAAGGATCTCATTCTTGAACCACCCAAACTTCTCACCCGCGCTATAGCCGCCAACTGCCAACGCAAAGGCTGCGGTGGCAAACTGGATTACCGGAGTGATTTTGGGCAGTTCCATAAGCTTTGCCCAGCCAAATCAGTCTGGGCTAATCTTGGGAAATGTCTTCTTTCCCAGAAGCTTCTGAACCGTATCGGTCTCATAGATGCGGATAACTGTCCAAACAATCGTGAAGATTGCAGCAATGCTAGGTAGAATGCCAGCCAATGTAGCCACCACAGTCCCTATAGAAAGGGCGTCCACCACATTCTTTGCCGCTTCATGAGTGTCAGTCATGTCAGCACTTCCACTTCTTCAGGTAGGAGGCAAGTTTTTCGGCCATGCTTGAGCTGTCCATAACATTACCAGCGGCAAGATTACAACGCCCGCAAAGGAGTTCTCTAATCTCGCCGGATAAATGATTGTGGTCAACGCATGGTCGATCTGAAGACTTACCTTCCATGTTAAATTGTTTTTCACAACAAGCGCACTTACCACCTTGGGCCAATAGCATTTCAGCAAAGCGAGCAGTGGTGATGCCGTATTTTGCAGGCAAATTGTATTTACGGGCTTCAGCCTTTGAGCATTGCTTGCAAGAATAGTTCAACCCACTAGATTGTTGTTTATTTTTATTAAATGATTCTGGGTTTTTCCACTCTTTGCACGCACTGCATCTATAACGCCCTTGGTCATCCTGGCGCTTGCTAATTGGGCCGCCCCAATTTCTTTTCACCTTCAGCATCGCCACGCTCGCAGGGATTTGTTAATCCTGCTGTTTGGATCATTGGCGGTCTTTGCAGAAGTAAGCTTCTTCTTCATGCCCTTCATCCTGGCACAGAAGCTGTCCCGCCGAGATCCGCCCTCTGGTTGCGGTGGCTTCAACCCAGGCTTCCCTGGATTGGCCCGGTTGTAAGAAGCCCTGCCTTTGGCATTCAAGCCGCCAGCAGGGTTCTTGCCCTCTTTCCTCTGCCATGCAGGGGTCTTAGCCATAGAAGACCACCACAGAAGCCACGGTCGAAAGCGTCAAATGAATGCCGTTTTGAACCAACAAGCCTTCCCCCGGAAGAAGGAAGTAGCTTGGTGATGTCTGAGATGCCAAAGTGTTAAGCGTCATTCTGGTAGAACCAGAAGCCGACCCATCGCGGAACACTACACTGCCAGCCCCAGCTTGGGGAACAATGTACACGCCCTTGATGCGAGTGCGGCCAACAGCACTACCCGCTTGGTCATTAACAACGCCAGTGGCAACCACTACGGCACTAGCAAGAATATCTGTCTGCATGACGCAGAACCCTCCTTACCTATTAGGCGCTGGCGGGATTCTGAGCGCCGTTTGGTGCGCGCTGGACATAAACAACGCTGATAATAGCCCGGCCCACGCCAGCGGCGACGCCAACTGCATAACGCACCCAGATTGGCGTATCAGCACTTGCCGCAGAGTTTACAAATGCAAGGGTGGTAGCGGTGTTGGGAACACTAGTCGGGAAACGACCACCAGCAGTTGTGGCCGTAGCCGGGAACAGCGTTGCGCCGCCAGAGGCAACACCAACAGAAACGGTTGAGGTAGAAGAGCCGCCGGGGACAACCACCTGATCCACGAACACATTCAGGATCTGAGCGCCTTGGGGCAGAATGCCAATCTGAGCATCCACGTTACCAACGCCAGCAGTCACAACACCCGTGTCATAGGACTGCGTGAGAACCACAAGCCCGGTATTGCGGCCAGCGCCTTCGCGCACAGTGCCAGAACGCATGGGACCGGAAAAGGTTGAAAAGGCCATGGAATTACTTCCTGCACACTAAGGCCCTACTGTTTGTGCTGATCTGCCGGGACAGTCAGTAGGACCGGATGACCCCGGTTGGCGCAGACATTATGCCTGTCTTCAAAGCATTCCTGCAAGGGAAATGTTTAGAAGACAGGGGGATTTCTCCCCCTGCCCTAGCATCACGTTGAACCCGGAGAACCGAAGATCCCGAGCGGGTCAGACACGCCAAAGCTATAACGCTCACGAGCCTTATAGCGGGCGTTACCCGTGTCGAAGTCACCGTCCATGGAGGTCGCCAGCGGAGAGCGCACAAAGTGCTTCATGCCGTTGGGAACATCCGTGGTCAGGTACCACGCATTCGGGTCGGTCAAGAAGTGGTTGACCGTATAGCCTTCCGGGATGGACCCGTTAGACTTCAGCGCGTTGATGTCGTTGTCCGTAGTGCTGGTACGGAGTTCCGTTTCCAGCAAACGGGTGGCAACGAACATATTCGCGGGCGGGATGATCAGCTTGCGCGGGCGAGCCGCGATAAGCAGACCACGTTCATCCGTCCACGCCGCAATCTGAATGACAGCCGCCTCAAGGGAGGTTTCATTCAGGTCGGCAGCGGTGGCAGGACGGTTGCTGTTGTAGCCACCGGACACCAGCGGGTGCTGGGTGCTGAACAGGGTCACGCCGTCACCAGACTGGTAGGACGTGAAGCCGTTGTTC